ACTAATAAACTATAGGGGCATGTTAAATTATAAAGCGACCTTGACGGATCCTGACACCGCAACCTCCACATCGACAGTGTGGTGCTCTTCCTTTGAGCTACAAAGGCTAATATTTACTGCGAGCCTCCAGCAAGATTCGAACTTGCGACCTTAAGATTCGTAATCTTCTGCTCTATCCACTGAGCTACGAAGGCTAGTTATTTAGTTATCGTCCCACGCCTAAGAATCGAACTTAGCTATCCGAGCGGAAAGAGGGTTACAGCCTCCTGTGTGTTCCATCACTCATGGGTTATGTCTTGCGAGCCCCTAGCAGGTAACGCACCCGCCTTTTCTGATTACAAAACAGACGTTTTACTAATAAACTATAGGGGCAATTTGTATTTAGTTATGAATACGAGGAGATAGAGAGGATCGAACTCTCATCAAATGCTTGGAAGGCGCTTATTCTACCATTAAACTATATCTCCATATTTAATTATTGAGCTAGGGTGCCTAGACTCGAACTAAGACCAGCTGAATCAGAATCAGCGATGCTACCGTTTACACTACACCCCATCGGTTAGAGGGGCTGCTGTTGCTTTTTCATCATGTTATTAGTATAGCCTACTTTTTCCTAAATGTCAAGCTGGTGAGACAGATTCTTTCCAGGCGCTTACTCTAATGTCTTTGAATACCGGAATTTTTCTATCCATAGGAACACAAGCCTCTCCTCCGTCAGAGAGAAGCTTCCCTAAATCATTTGACTTGATCCAGCCAGACCCACCAGTCCCATACCCAGCTCCCCAAGAATTTCTCCAACGAAAAACCTCGTGAGTCTGATTTCCAAACTTAAGGTTGGGGTGGTAGCCAGTTAGCAGTATCGCGTGACCGCCTACCTTTGAGCCAGAAACAATGACTAATCCTCCAGGCAGTGTTCCGTACATTCCTGAAAACCAGGGGACTCCCAAGACAACTGGGCCCTCTGAAAGGACTGCATTCTTTACGGCTTCAATCCCAAAGCACCATCGGTACTCTCCAATAAAGCCTTGAGACTTCATGATCTTTGCTCCAGCAAGAACGGAGGTTCCTTCGTAGTTTTCTCCAGCCCACTCATCGATCTTCTGAGCAGACTTATAGAAAGATACAGCTAGCATATTCGCACTATGAAATTCTGGCTGAATTGCAGGAGCGGAGGGCTCCGCAAGAAGCTCTCCGGTCCATGCAAAGCCAACGCAGGCGCCTTCCTGGCCTTGATCTAGGACTATGCCTTCTTCCCAAAAGGTAGGGACCTCAGCTACAGGAGAACTACCCATCCTTTGTTTAAATGGATACTCTCTAGACCTAGGGTCGTGATTAGAGATCCAGTCAAGCGTTCTGTTAATCATAAAGCCTTCCTCCGTTTAACCAAGTATAGCACTAAAAGTCCCAATCGCTATCCTCTGTGCTTTCGTTCTTTGCTAGGACATAGCTAGAACCACTGCCACTAAAGAAGTCGTGGTTTTCGTTACCACTAGGAGACAGCGCCGACAGGATAGCTGGGCTAACCTCTGAGGTCTCTTTGGGGAATAGTGCATCATAGCCTAGGTTCATCAGAGCCTTGTTGGCATTGTACTGTAGAAACTTTTTAACGTCTTCGGTAAAACCTAGACCGTCATAGAGCTCTGCCGTATACTTGTTCTCGTTGTCGAACAGCTCCATAAGAAGGGTGTACGCATACTCCTTAAGGTGTTCTTGACGCTCTGGTGTCTGTTCTGCTACGGCGAGCTGGTACTTATACCCGATAAAATAGCCATGTACAGCCTCATCACGAATGATAAGACGAACCATGTCTGCGGTGTTCGTCAGCCTGGAGCGTGAGGATAGGTACATTGGCCAGTAGAACCCAGAGTAGAACAAGAAAGACTCTAGAAGTGTAGAGGCAATCTTTCTCTTTAGTGGGTCTTCTCCATCATAGTTGTTGAGAATGATCTCAGCTTTCTTATTAAGATAAGGATTCTCAATGCTCCACCTAAAGGCTTCGTCAATCTCTTCCGTGGAGCACAAGGTAGAGAAGATTGTCGAGTATGACTTTGCGTGAACACTTTCCATGAAGGCAATGTTGGTATAGATAGCCTCCTCGTGTGGTGTCCTGGAGTCAGGGATTAAGCTGGTTGCTCCTACTGTGGCTTGGATGGTGTCCAGGAGGGTGAGTCCTGTAAATACCTTTTTTGTTGTGGACCTCTCCTCATCGGTTAGAGCTGCCCACGAAGGAATGTCGTTAGACATAGGAATCTTCTCTGGTAGCCAGAAGTTGGCTGTCAGCCTGTTCCACACCTCTAGGTCAATAGGGTCATCGATCCTATTCCAGTTGATAGGCTCTACGATGCGACTCATTTGTTTCTCCTTAATAGAATAGTTATAGTTGGCAAGATACACATTCATCCACTGTCGTACCCTCTAGGGCCAGCTGTCTGATACGAATATAATAGATTGTTTTGATTCCGCTCTTCCAGGCATAAATCTGTGCCTTGTTTACGTCTCTAGTCGTAGCGGTATCCTTGAAGAACAATGTCAGGGATAGCCCCTGGTCTACGTGCTGTGTAGCCGCGGCATAGGTATCAATAATCCTTTCTGCCCCAATCTCGTAGGCATCCTGGAAGTACTCCTTGTTATCGTTAGTTAGGAATGGTGCTGGGTAATATACCCTGCCTAGTTTGCCTTCCTTACGAATCTCAATCTGAGAGGCAATGGGGTGGATAGAGCTGGTACTGTTATTGATGTAACTAATAGATCCCGTTGGTGGGACGGCCTGTAGGTTTTGATTGTAGATTCCATACTTCATGACGGACTTTTTAAGCCTGGTCCAGTCTTCCTGTGTAGGTATCTCAATGTTTGAATCTTTAAATAGTTTAGCTACCTTCTTGGTAGCGGGCTTCCACTCCTGAGTTACATACTTATCGAAGTACTCTCCGCTGGCATACTTTGAGTTAGCAAAGTTGTCAAACGGATTACCTGTCTGCTTAGCCTTCTGATTTGAGGTCATCAGCGCGTGATAGGCGACGGTATAGAAGTACATGTTTGTGAAGTCAACACCCTCCTCAGAACCATAGAAGATCTTTTCTTTTCCAAGGTATCCATGTAGGTTCATCTGTCCAAGACCAATAGCTCTAGACCTCCTGTTACCCTCAGCAATTGACATTACAGATTCTATATAACTAAGATCGGCAACTGAGGTTAAAGACAACACGGCTACCTTGATGGTCTTGGCAAAGTTTGGGGACTCCATGGCTTTAGCAATATTAAGGGATCCAAGATTACAGCTAATGTCTTTTCCAATTACGCCATAGCTAAGGTCAGCGTTATACGTTGTCGGGGTGTTTACCTGCAAGATTTCAGAGCACAGGTTTGACATATTGATTCTACCCTCTACGGGATTGGCGGCGTTAGCGGTGTCTTCATAAAGAATGTATGGATACCCCGACTCAAACTGCAACTCGGCAATGGTCTGAAACAAGTCTCTAGCATTAATCTTTTTCTTTTTAATGTCAGCGTTGTCTACCATTTCCTGGTACTTCTCTGTGACAGAAATATCTGCCATGGGGACACCATATACCCGCTCCACGTCATACGGGGAGAATAGGTACATGTCTTCGTTCCTCTTTGCCAGCTCAACAGTAATGTCTGGAATAACGACTCCAAGACTAAGGGTTTTAATCCTTACCTTTTCGTCAGCATTTTCTCTCTTGGTGTCTAGGAATTGAAGAATGTCTGGGTGGTGAGCATTAAGATATACCGCTCCCGCACCCTGGCGGGCGCCTAGCTGATTGGCATAGCTAAAGCTATCTTCCAGAAGCTTCATAATTGGAAGAACTCCCGAGGACTGGTTCTGAATCTTCTTGATGGGAGCTCCTGCCTCACGCAGGTTTGTCAGGTTAAGAGCGACGCCTCCGCCACGCTTAGAGAGCTGGAGAGAGGAATTGATGGCACGAGAAATAGACTCCATGTTGTCTTCGATACGCAACAGGAAGCAGGACACGAATTCCCCGCGCTGTTTCTTTCCTGCATTAAGAAAGGTTGGGGTCGCGGGCTGGAACCGTCCAGTAATAATTTCTTCTAGAACGTCCTGAGCAAAGGTGGGGTCTCCCCCTGCAAGAATGAGCGCGTTCATACAAACCCTATCCTCAAACCTTTCGAGGTAGCGCTCGCCATCAAAAGTCTTTAGGGCGTAGCTGGTATAGAACTTATAGGCGCCCAAGAATGTAGAAAACCGAAACTTGTGAGCGTATGCCTGTTTAAACAACTTCTTAATAAAATCAAAACCGTAGAGGTCTAAGACCTCTTGGTCGTAGTACTCATTTTCTACAAGATAATCTAGTTTTTCTTCTAGAGTGTGAAAGAATACAGTATTAAGATTGACGTGATCCAAAAAGTAGTGCTTGGCAGCAAGCTTGTCTTTGTCGAACTGAATCTTCTTGTTTTCATCGTACAGGTTGAGCATTGCATTGTAGTCGTGGTAGCTATAGGTCTTATCCATAATTCAGTTGTAACCTTTCTGTTACGTCATTAATATCTTCTGTGGTGCCAAATATTTCTACCCTTGCAATAAGCGGCACCCCTGCTTTTGCACTAATTAAATGGGCGGCCTTGCAAAAGTGCTCACCAAAGTTTGTGTTTCCTGTTCCAACTACCCCACGAAGCAGGGCCCTGTTCTCCTTGACATTTAAGAAATGTCGTACTTGTCGGGGTATTGCTGTTCGTTCCGAGCCACCCCCATAAGTTGGGACAACAAGAACAAACTCCCTAGTATAAATAGGAGCATTGCTATCGTCACAGTCCATAGGAATCCTGTAAGAATTTTCACTTAGCCTCTCTACGAACTTTTTTGTGTTACCTGAATAATTTGAAAAGTAAACAATATCAATGGGTAACTTCAATTATACTCTCCGTTTATTCTAAATGTAGTGTTTGAAACTTAAAGGATGCCCAACATCTTGTGATTAAAGAGCAGAAACCCTATCAAGGTATTCCTGTATATCATCTGGAATGGGCTTGGTCTTATATTGTATCACGTTATCGGGTAGATCCGCAACTTCTGTTTTAGGCCTGCTCTTATAAGTATGGATCTCAATATCTCCAAAATCCTCTCTCGGAGTGTTGACGATGGCTCCGTAGATAGCCCCACAGACGGCGTCAGCGAGGTCCTTAGAGCTTTTGCGAGGGTGATCGACTCGATTGTTCTTCATAATCTTAAGCTGTGTGAGCTCCTCGAACAGCAACTCTATGCCTGGCATTATCAATCGATCTTCGTAAACAAGCATGGCCATATCTTCGTAATGTTTCTTGGCTACCGAAACGGTTTCTGTTCTGATACCGACTTTCTTTAGCTCGTTCTGAATATCAAAGGAGTTCCACCTGTCGAATGTCACCATTCCTAGATCAAAGCCCAGCCTTCTAAGGTTCTGAATCCACTGCTTTACTTCCGATAGGTTTACGGGACCTTCAACTTTTGGTTCCCACCAGGCTACGAAGTCTACGACGACTACGGGAACTACCTGGTTAAGGTCCTTAAGTACCTGGATGCTCACCCACTTCTCTACGTGAGCAATGGCCACAGCACACTTGTCGTGCTTTTGGGCGAGGTCAGCATGGACGTAATACCTGACGTCCTGTCTTGGATGAAAGCTTTCTTCTAGCCTTCTAAATTCATCTAAGGGATTCCTGGCTGACATTGACGAGCGAAGTTTGTCGTGCTGCTTAAAAAAGGCATCCGAAGAAAACTTAGGGTCGCAAGCAAAACGCATCATGGCATCATTCAGGTCTGTATAGAACGCTAGCTTGAAGTCTTCTATCTTTCTTGTTGGGTTTATTTCCCAGGTTGGTCTCTTAAGGGCGTACACCCCTGGAAGGTTGTACGATACGATGTGGTCTTCGTCCCACGTAATCTCTAGGGTATTGCCCTCGCTGTCTTCTGGAAGATCTGCGTTTAAGATAAACTTGTGAGTTCTCTCAACCACTTCTTTTTCCATGATAGCCGATTCATACTTTGTAGATATGAAGTCTCCTGGGTATCGGGGGAAAGACAGCAGAACCACTTTGCCAAGGTCAGGGAATCGGGAGTCTACCGAACCTCGGAAAGCCTTATAGATATTATCGGCTGTCTTCCCCTGCTCGTTGCCTGTCGCGGTCTCTACCGCAAACCCCGAGATCTCATCAAGGATGGCCACTAACAGGTTCAACCCCTCGTGAGACTCACGCTCTGAGTGGCCCGAGTATACTGTTACAGAATGGGGAAACTCTATAGAGTCCATCTTTGAATAATACTTTCCTGCAAACCAGGGAGACCTCTCAACCTTAGTCTTAAAGCCTTTAAAGAAAACGTTCTTTGCCTGTGTTGCGTTAATCGCAATGTTGATAATATCAATGGCGTCACCAGAGGGCTTACCGTAATACACCGCGGGGTCTTTAAGACACAAGAGTTTATAAACTATGTAACATACAGCTACAGTGGAGGTGTAGTCTTTTCCACTACCCTTGCCAAGTTGGAGAATGATCTCGTTCTTTGTAAACTTTTTGTAGTACTGGCTACCCTCCTCAAACCCCATCAGCTCCTGTAACTCTTCTATCTTGTATATCTGGCTCATACCTTCTACAATGTCGTACTGAGGAGCCGACAGCGAGGGCTGCCCCAAGAAATCTTTTCCTTCGACAAAAGTCCGAACATCTACAGGTTTCTCCGCAAAGGGGCTGTCTTCTAATACATCAAAGAACTCATCAAACATGGTGAACTATCGTTACCGTTTCGTCAAGCTTTTTTGAAGCCTCTGAGAGGCTTGCCATAATCTTATCTTTAATCTCTGGATGATCTGAGGCAATATTTTTTAGAATATTGATAAGTATCTCTTGGCGTCGTTCAATTTCCAGCATTTCCTCAGCCAGCTCTTTGTTTTCCAGCAGACCAGCTTTTTGAAGCATTTCAATTCTCTTGGACTCTATATCCATAACGAGCTTGATCGCAGACGTCTTAGACGCAAGGTTTGCCGTCATCGTTGCCTCATCAATAACCTCGTAGGCTAGACCGATCAGCTTACCGTAGTGTTGGTCAGCAACGGCCAGAGCCTCTTGGGCCCTAGCTCTAATGGCAACATTGTCGGAAGCCAGAATCTGCCACTCTTTAATTAGACTTACAACTTTTACCCTAGGAATTGCTAGCTGTTTAGATATCTTTGTGGCGTCACCTCCCTTAAGATATTCTCCTACGACCTTGTTCATTTGGTCAAGATGTTCAACTATCTGTTCTTCGTTTTGCAATGCGCTTCCTCCTTTTGGGAATTCTTTTTATGCGATCAATCTTAAATGATCGCAGGGATCCTGTTCGATGCTTATAAACCTCGTAGCAGTCTATCCACTGGGCGCCTGTGTTTTTGTTTGTGACTAAGGAGTCAAACTTAAACCTTATACCATGCTCATCCTTAATCCTGATGACTTCTCCTTGTTCAATTAAGAATCCTTCAACAGTCACCTCTGGAAGCCTGGCGAAGTGCGAAGGCTTTGGCTTTGAAAGATTTCTAAAGCGTACCATTTATTTTCCCTTTACGTTTGTAGTAAATGACCTGATACTCTAGTATACACTGTCTGAGCATTGGTGTCAATGTGATCCTCATCGCCAGCTTCTTCTTAGGTTGAACTTGTCTAGATGAGTATAGATCGTTGCCAGTGTGACCCCACACTCGTCAGCTATTTCTTGTGGAGTCTTCCTCTCCATCTGATACCTTTTTTTGAGCCAGGCCTCGCTCTTGTACAGCTTGTTTACCATCTAGGAGCTCAACTTGTCCCAGTTGCTTATGGCGTAGTGACCAATCCCAATGGCATCTGCGACGTCATTGTCTTGTGTCGTCCTACCATACTGTACACTGACAAACCTAATAGTCTTTTGCTTACGGACTTCTCGCTCTCTGGTCTTATACCAAGAATCGCTTCTTCCTGGGTACTCATTACGTACCGCCAATTTTTCTGGAGTGGTCAGTCTTCCGTTCCCAATAAATGTTTGCCAAGCTATAGGGTTAATAGACTTAATTGTCTTTACTCCAGACATAGACATTGAGCCCAGCATAGCCCCTTGAACCAGGGCTAGGTCGGCTACAGTCTTAGGAGAATTCATAAACACTGTGTGCTCGATGACTATACATTCTGGGACACCGTAGTAATTAAAAAAGGCCAGAGACTTCTCTGCGGCATCAGCGATCTTCTCGTAGGTGTTCTTTCCCTTAAAGTTGATCTTGCCAAAAGACTCTAGGTCCTTGTTATCAAAGATAGCAAAAGCTAGACTATTGGTGCTGGCATCAATAGAACAGAGTCTACTGGGAGCGCCGTTAATCGAGTTTATCTTTACCATTAGCAATCCTCTTCATATCTTTGAGAGCCTTAGAGACTTCTCCTGGATTAATGACACATACTTGACAAATAGTATCGTCGTTGTAAGCTGAAAGGCTTGTTCCACACGCTTTGCACTTTCTAGTTTTGCCCATCATTCGGGTTCTTCTAGATAGTGCATAACGCTGGGCAATTTTTTCTTTTGTTGCCAAATCCCTGCACCCTGTAGAGCAGTAGATTTGGTAGCCTACGTTTGGTTGAAAAGAGTCGTCACACCATTGGCAAGTTTTCATTAGTTATGGGTTCCAAAGCATTTATTTTAACCACGCCGTCTCCAGCCTGGTCACAGACTGCCCTTAGCGGACACGTCTTGCAGATCTTAGAGTTTGCTCGGTAGTTCTTTTGGGGCAGGGTTTTATCCTCCCAAGCCTTACGAACCGTTCTAAGCCAATCAAACGTCTTATCTATCCACTGTGTGTGGTACTCGTTCATTGCTACAGGGATAGCTAGAATCTCATGATTGTTTTTGTTCTCATAGATGAGAACTCCCCTTGTCTTCTTAAGGATTTTCATGTAGATAAGGATCTGGATTAAGTGTCCAGCTTTTGCCTTACCCGTTTTCTTCCTGTACTCAAACCCCTCAGACATAGCTGTCTTGATTTCTCCAAGGAGCTCTTCGTTGTTCCAGTCTAGGATTACGTCGCCATAACCAAAGATTGGGGGGTCTTCGTTAATAATCTTGAACTCTGAATCAATCAAAATCCCAGAGTCTTCAATTGCCTGCTGGATTCTTTCGTGTGATTTTGTACCATTAGTCATGTTGGCGCCTGCGAAGTTGTCAGCATAATCTTCAAAGTTGCCACCTTCAAAGGCCAAGTACCAATACCTTGCGCACTCACCGTGTCCATAAGCTATGGTCGATGGAGCAAAAGTCTTTTTCTGTTGGTGTCTGGATCCGCGCTTGGCGGTATACCCAGACTGTATCTTTTCGACCAGGGCTTCCATTTCTTCGTTCTTCTGAACTGGCTTGGGTGTTGAAGCCAGTAGTTCGCTTAGTAGTGTTTTAGCCATGATTTCCTTCATAATTATTTGTTTTTATACGCTGCTTTCCTAGGATTATTTTAACACATACTTTAGTGTCTGACAGAATTGTTGCAAAGATTCGGCGGCGGTATAATATATGTTCTTTTTAGCTCTGTCGGTTTTATCAACATTTGCCATCCAAGTAGCCCGCAGGCTAAGCTTGACCTGAATCGCCTGGAGTCTTACTAACTCCAGGACAGCTATACTCGGAGGAATGTCTGGCTTTAGGATAACCTTGGCAATGAACTCTAGAGCCTCTTTCAGTTCTTCGTCTTGCATATATTCTGCAATCTCGGATAGCCCGTTTACCATTTCAATTGTTGTCTTTTTTTCTTCCACCATACTATTGTACCACCTCTGCCAGATCAGCGATATCACGCTTGTCCTTGATGCTCAGACTGCTACCTCCTGGGAACCAGGGAAGAAGAATATCATACAGCTCATCCAAAAGAACAACGTCCTGGGCCTGATACTTCTTCATCATGGCCCAAGCCTTAGGGTCATTGTTTATGCAGTCAATCCAAAGTTGGAAGCCAGTGTGCTTAAACTTGGAACCTACCCCCAGTCTTTGAGCTACATAGTCTAGTTTGTTTGAGGGGAATTTAAAGTTAGCCTTGACCACACTCATCAGGTCTAGGTCCTTTACTGTAGATGTTGGAGGCATCCCAGCCTCTAAGAACTCTCTCTTGATGTGCTTGTGATCAAACCCAGCAGAATTCCAGCCAACAAGAACTTCTGCCTCTTCCATCAGATCGTGAAGCTCTTTGAGCATGTCTTCTTTGCCGTTGTGGTATACAGAACTAAAAGCTTGCTTCTTACTCTTAGATCCCTGCCACTTCGCTCCGAAGCACAGCATTTCTGTGGGCTCAATGATTTGCCCAATGCTAATGTTCTGGTCCCACAAGCCCCATACCCATGCCTTGATGGGCTTTGTTTCTATATCTAACAGTAAGGTTCTCATTTGTTGTCTCTCTCTTCAATCATTTGCTCTAGCAGTGATAGTTCTATCACAACCAGTCTTGTCTTTGTTGTTTGTCCTATAACTACTATTATAGCAGGGTCCGCGTTAGACTTCAGGGCATCGGTCACAGCTTTTGCCCATACATCTGCATTTAGGGTAAAGCTCTTTCCGACCTCCTTAAAGTCTACGATAAAGTTATACCATTTGGCGTCTCCCTTGGTTTGGCCTCTTCCGCTGTTTTTAATTAGCTTGGCCCCAATCCGTTTACCCTCAGACCTTTCGCTCATAGTCCTTCTTACTCTTCTTTGTATTTAGAGAAACAAGATTAAGGTGCTTGTCTTTACATACCCAGGTCATTTCTTTTGATTCTGGATAAAACCTCAGACTTGTTGTCACTCTCTTGCATACAGAGCATACGAATTGGCCTTGATAGATGCTGTACCTAGGCACTAATGCCCTCAATCAACTTTGCTTGCAGCTCAGGATTAGTTTTTACGTACTCGATGTACGCTGGACGTCCTTGGACTTTACTGCCGTCAGGAATAATGTACCAGGCGCCTGTGCGCTCTACGAGACCGTACATTTCTGCGGTATCCACCAGGTCTGCAATAGAGTCAATCCCAATAAGATCTCCCTTAAAGTAGAAGTCGTACTCTCCAGTTTCTCCTGGGGGGGAAGTCTTTGAGTTCTGGATTTCCCACCGTACTCTACGACCAACTTTTTGCTCAATGAGCTTGTCGTTAGACCTAATCTTTGCCTTGATGGCCTGTGAGTCAGACGATGAGGAGAAAAGCTTTACGATGGTGGAAGACATAAACTGTGTAGCTAGCCCTCCCGTAGGTACAGACTGGGTGTACATAGCTGTAATGTTATTCCTGGCCTGAGAGATTGCCAAAATTAGTGCTGGTTTTTCTTTGTTGTTTGCATAGTTAATCATTAGCCAGGCGTGCTTTAAGTCCTTAGACTCCGCACCGATCTGCTTCGTCTGGTCCAAAGACTTTAGGTCCGAGGTATCCTTCTCAAAGTATACGGCAGGAAGCAGTGAGCTAATGCTATCAATAACAATCATATCGACTCCAGCGTGAAGCAGAGCGACACATACGTCTACCATGTCATTGACACTTCTAGCTTCGGAATAGATTAGTTGTTCTGGATCTACCCCCATTTTCTTGGCCCACTCTTCGTCATAAGACGTTTCAGCATCGACCCAGGCACAGAGCTTTCCGTCTTTTTGTGCCAGACCGATAGTCTGTAGACATAGAGAAGACTTTGCGCTGGACTTGCTTCCCCAAAGAAGGACTTGCCTTCCGTAGGGAAAGCCTCCACCTAGAGCCTTGTTTAGCCCTGGACTTGGAGTCTTCTGGAACTCTGTCTTAATTCCAACACCAGATCCAATCTTCTTTCGAATCTTGGGGTCCAACATTGCTAGAGCTTCCTCTAAAGTAACATTACTCAAAAGCGTACACCATGCCTTTCTGGCCTTGTCTTGTTATAGCTTGTTTTGTTTTCCATGGCTTCGTCTAGGGAGTGCGTAACGTAACCGCTAAGGCGCATACCCTTCCAAAGATCCAGGGTACGGATAAGAACGTCTGCCAGCTCCTCTACGGTGTCCTGGCTCCCCTTGTCCTTTCGAATAGACTCCATTACCTCAGTGACCTCTGATACAATCATCATGCACTGCTTGGCAATAAAGATATCGTTAATGCCTCCTTCTGGCCAAAACCCCTTTTCAACAGAGGTCTTGTGTACTTGCGTTGCTACGTCATCAAACATGTATATCCTCCAATATTACTGTTCCGTCCTTCGTTTTTCCAAAAGAGAATTTGTAGGAGCTTCCCTCTTGAATCTTCATATATGCCTTGGCAAACGCTGTGGGAAAGACCAACACTGGGTGAAGGTCTCTGCTTGTGTCTGCTAAGGTAAGTGTTGCCATCTTTTTACCAGCCTTTGTCATTCGAGGCTTGAAGGATACAACAAACATTTCGTCGTCACCATAGGGTAACATCTTGTAGTTTAAGAACTTGATGATTGCAGCGTCGGACTGCTGAGCGCCTTCCGCTGGAATTGCGGAGACGATTCTGTTGTCGCTAGCCAGAAGAATATACATCTTTCCTGTTTCAATCGTCGTCTGCTCTTCATCAAAGATATCTACAGACCCAGTCTTATCAAGAATTTCTACCCTCGACCACCCCTTGCCTCTTTTAATATTTTTAATCATGCCCATCAGCAAGAAGGAACCCTTCTCCTCAAACTCACAAACGTCTTTTATAAAAGCGTGGTAGTGAGAAGGCACCGTAACGCTAAACTCAGGAAGGTTTAGGTACTCATACAAGGACTCCCTAATCGCAACTTCGTCTCTTGGATTGTCCAGAAAGCTTGCCGCGCCAACAAACTTTAGAGAGTTAAGAGCTCTAGCGTTTACTCCGCTCCCCTTTTTGCTTGAGAACTCTTCGAGCTCCGCGTAAGAGATAAAGGGCCTGGCCGCAATATACTTAGAGGCAATGGTGTCAGAGATAAACTTAATCCCTGATAGCCCAAAGCGAATCGCCTTGCCTTCAATTTTAAAGTCTGCATCGGACTCGTTTACGTGGGGAAGTCTGATAGGGATGCCCATTCTCTTAGCCTCAATTAGGTACTCTGTACGAGCATCCTTGTCCTTCTCGTTCTTGAGCATGGCGAACATAAACTCTAGTGGGTAGTAATACTTCAACCATGCTGTCCAGTAAGATACTGTAGAGTATGCTACGGCGTGAGATTTGTTAAAAGAATACCCCGCGTGGGCCTCGAAGTCGTGCCACAGATCCTTGGCTACGTTTGGAGAGATATGCTTTGATGCTCCATTCACAAACCTATCCTTGAATATGTCAAACTCTTTAGCATCCTTCTTCTTACCAATAATCTTACGAACCTTGTCGGCATCAGCCATAGACATTCCTGCAAGATTAACACAGGCCTGCATGACCTGCTCCTGGTAAAGGACACAGCCATAGGTCTCAGCGGTGTAGCTCTTCATAATCTCGTGAGTAAAGGAAATCTTCTGCTTGCCATGCTTTCTGGCAATGTAGTCCTTTCCGATGGTGTTCATTGCTCCTGGGCGCACCAAAGCGTTAGAGGCTACTAGCTCATTAAAGTTTTTTACCCCCATTTTAATCAGAAGGTTTGTGTAAGGGGTGGCTTCACACTGAAAGACTCCTTTTGTGTGTCCAAAGGAAAGCATTTCGTATACGTTTGAGTCTTCCATATCTATTGACTTAAGGCTCAAATCTTTTCTGTGTCTTTTCTTGATGATATTAAGAGTGTCTTTGATTACACTCAGAGTCTTTAGCCCAAGAGCATCAATCTTGATGAGGCCAATTCTTTCTGCCTCTTCCATGTCTACGGCAACCACAGGGATCCTCCCACCGCTCCCTGGAGAGTTTCTGGTCTCCATGGGTGCATAGCGGAAGATTGGGTTCTTACTGGTAACTACTCCAGCGGCGTGAATTCCTGTACCGCGAATTCTTCCTCGAAGCTGTTCTCCGTACTGCTCAATCTCTGGGTACTTCTCTCTGAACCAAGCTGTTTGCTTGGACATGCAGTATTCATCCCAAGTATCGACAAGCTTAAGGACCTTGTTTACGTCTGTGAGTGGTACGTGAAGCACCCGAGCAATATCTCGCACAACACCCTTGTCTTTAAACTGCAAGAAGGTTGCAATGGAGGCTACGTGCTTGTACTGTCTAACAAGATAGTCTTTGACCTCTTCTCGGCGGGAGTCCTGAATGTCAGTATCGATATCAGGCATGTCTCCACGCTCGGGGTTGATGAAACGAAAGAACAGAAGACCGTGTTTGATGGGGTCGATATCAGTAATGCCCAGCACGTAGCAAAGCAAGGATCCAGCCGCCGAGCCTCGACCAGGGCCCACCATGATATCCTCTTTCTTAGCCCAAGAAATCATAGACCTAACAACCAAGAAATAAGGACCAAAGTTCTTTGCAGAAATGACGTCCATTTCCTCTTCAATTCTGTCCAGGTATTCCTGCTTCTGCTCTAGTCCAAGCTCAGTCAGCCCTTCGAGAGCTAGGGTGCGTAGCTCCTTGTCTGGGTTCTGGTACTGAACAGGTAGCAGGTCGTGGTGGTCTTCAATCTTGTAGTCTAAGATCTTGTCTGCAATCTCGTGGGTGCTAGAGTAAATGTCTTCACGGTCAATACCCTGCGCACTCATCGCTGAGCGCATTTCTTCGTCAGACATTAAGTGAATGTCAAAGTCGTTAAACGTGATATCTCTTTCACCATAAAGATAGTTAAGCTTATCTTTCAGGTTGTCAAACTTAGTAGACTTATCAAAGGTAGAATCCTTCTGAACCTTATTGCTATAAGTGTTAAGAATAAGCTTGATTTCCTGAATGTCTTTTTGCCCTACGTGTGCATGGTGGCAGTCTGGAGTCACTACTGGCTTTACCCCGAATTCGTCGGCTAGCTCTAGTAGGGCGAGATTCATGTCTGCGGGATTGTGAGGCATAACCTCAATGTAATAGTCGTCGCCAAAGACGCGCTTGTGCCACTCAATCTGCCTCTTTGCTTCCGCGAGCTCCCCAGCTTCAATAGCTTTCGCTACGGATCCACTGCGGCATCCAGAAGTGACAATGATTCCTTCTTTATACTTTTCTAAAACTTCATAGTCAATACGAGGCTTCTTGTAGAATCCCTCAGTCCACCCAATCTCATTGAGTTTATTGAGATTTTCTAACCCCTTCTTGTCCTTAGCTAGGAGGATTATATGGTTGTAGATCAGGTCCAGTGGACCTTCTCTACTGTCGCGGTCTCGTTGGTCAAGACGATCCTCGGTAATATAGCCCTCCACGCCAAGTATTGGCTTAAGTCCATGCTCCTTCGCTGTTCTATACATTTCTCTGTGACCTGATAGGGATCCATGATCTGTAATAGAAATAGCATCCATTCCAATCTCTTTCGCACGAAGAACGTACTCCAAAGGAGTAGCGATTCCGTCGAAAAGGCTGAAATGAGAATGTACATGAAGAGCGTTATAGCTGTTACTCACCTAAAACAAACCTTTCTTAAATATTTATGATTAATTCTTGAGGGAATTGGGCTGTAGATAACCCCCTACAGCCCAATCCTATTCGTCGCTAGAGGTTCTTACCAGTCCGAACCTGTTGAAGAGGAAGCTGTCACAGAGGTGGCCCCCACATTGTCAAAGCCAAGATAGAATGCCTCTTGCTCTGCGTAAGGAATCTGAGTCAAAGCCAGGTTCAAGTCGAATGGCTCGTGGCTTTCCCAGTCAAAGGGCTCAGCATCGGGACCAGAAGGAATCAGAGTGTAGTTCGTCTCTGTTCCCTGTCCGTTACGCTTGAGCTTCCAAGACAGATTCGAAAGACTTCCTGTTTCCAGGGTGTACTCACGAAGTGTATTGAACGAGGACTGCTTGCTAACCCCCATCGACCAGATTGCGACGAAGGGAGCTTCGATGCCGTCATCGACAAGAACGTTGCAGTAAAAGCGAAGGCGGCCCTTCCATCCAGCAGTACGGTCCTTCTGGTGCATTTCTTCTGCCCAGTCACGACCCTCTTCCTCCATTGTGTCTACCGCCTTGCGACGGAAGTCTTTTGGATTGGTGTGCTCTCTAACAACTAGAGAAAGTCCACGACTCTCTGCATAGTTGGCAGACTCTTCGTCCAGCTCTTCCATGAATCGAATCCGAACAGCCTGACCATCGGCTAGCTTAAGCCAGCGAACGCGAGCCTTGTCTCCATCGTACTTTGGCTTGTCTAGCAGTGCATTGATGTTTGCAAGCCCTTTTGTTATACTCATTTGGTGCTCCTTTGTTTTTTATTGGTACGCATTGATATGTGTTATATCTTTTATTTTAAGAGTGCCGCGATGGACGCATCGAAGTCAAAGCTTAGAGCTCTGATTGCTTCGTCGTCCATTTCCCCAACATCTTTATATTTTTGATCTAGACGAAGAATCGATACGCTTGAGCCAAGTTTATCTTGTAGATTGGTGGCCATTGTATTCCCTGCTTCATCATTGTCCGCAATGACAATTATATCATTGAAGTATTTTTTTAGCAAATCGACCTGAAAGGCGGAGACGCTTGCTCCCAGTGAGGCAACAGCTGAAAGGCCACACTGGTCAAGTCGAATCGCATCAAAGGATGATTCTACTACGTATACCTGTCTAGAAGACTTTACCCTGTGCAGATTGAATAAGGTCTTTCCTTTGGGTAGCTTTGGCGTATTTTTGAAATCCTTACCCTCGACAGAACGACCCACAAATCCAACCAGCATACCGTCAGGAGCGTGGATAGGAATTGTCACCATGTCTCTAACCTCTGAGTATCCTAGAGAAAACCTGACCACAGAAGCTTTTGAGATATTCCGACCCAGGTAGTAGTCTTTGGCCCTGGCAGACTGTAGGGCGGCGGTGGAGAGGCGTTCTACCTCCGACACGTCAAATTGTACGTACAAAGGCTTCTCGATAAGTTTTTGATTAATCTCTGATTCTAGGTTGGTCAAGACCTCTTTGCTCTTGATGAATCTGGATGCCTCAAAGTAGGTTCTCGATGTTTGTTGCATGACAAACTCAATGAGGTCTGTGACGTGACGACAAGAAAAGCAGAAGAAGGTTCCGGTGATCTTATCGATTTCTCCGGCAGGTGTACGGTGATTTCCGTGGTAAGGGCAAAAAATGATATAGTCAGTGTCAACCTCTGACTGAATATCTATTCCACTTCCGGCAAGAATTCTTTTGACTTGCTCGGCTGAATAGGAACTATGCTTGTTACGTTTACTCCGAAGATCCATTCGCTTTTCCTTTTTCCTACGTAAATTGCGTATACTGACAGTTTAAAATTAAAACTTTGTGTCTTCTCATTATACTCTATATTGAAGTCTGGCGCAATGTCTATTCTTGGGACGTACCCCGAAATTCTCATTTGTAGAGTAACAAGTCTTATGTACTCATTCTTTAACCTGTAGATCTGAGCGTCGTCGTAAATCGTGCCTTCTAGCTCGAATCTCTTTATTGGCTTGTGTCGTACATTGGTCATCTAACCAGTATAATGCTTGTTTTAAATCATATCTTCCACGTCTTTGTACTTATAGTGTCCTTTGTCAAAGTCTACCTGAATCATGAATTCCCCCATGAATCCGTTCCTGTTTTTCCTAAAGACACATTCCATAACATCACTATTCGCTCCACGACCCAAAGCTAGGACAAAGTCAGCATCATAGGCAATCTGTCTAGACCATGCGGTCTGTCCCAGAGTTGGTACGGTGTCTAGTTTTGTCACATCGTCTGGTGTAGCTGAGGAGATTGCTATGATGGGAACTTCCTCACTAATCGCCATAAGCTTTAGTTCTCGTGAAAGGTTTTTCATACGTACCGTTTCACTTTCAGACTTCTGGTTGGGACTCATAAGCTGTAGATAATCCACAATGACGAAGTCTGGCTTATATTGGTCAATCTTTCCACGAAGAACGGAGGGATTGATTTCTCCTCCAGAATCGTTTGAGATAATATGAAACTCTGGCTTGCCCTGTACATGCTTCTCGTGCCACATACGAAGAGTGTCTAGCTCTACCTCTCCTGAGCTGAGCTTTCTGTGGGACCACAGGCCTTCTCCCATAATGGTAAAGATTCTGTTACGGACTTCGGTCTCAGACATTTCAAGGCTAATAATCATTGGAGACTTCCCCTGTTTCCATGCCTGTACCGCAAAATAAAGGGCTAGCCAAGACTTGCCAATTCCAGGATAGGCCAAGAATACCCCTAGCTGTCCAGGCATAATTCCTGACGGGAGGTAGTTATCAAATCCTGGAAGACCCGTCTTAATTCCTCGGTGCCCAAGAGCGTTTTGCCTCTGAACGTCCTCAAAATAGGCAATGGCTGAGGCGGTATCTGTAGCATCAATATCTCTAATGGTAGAGGTGTTCTTTTTTAGCTCTGCCGTTTGGCCAATTAAGTTTTCTAAAGCTTCTGATCCGTTACCTGATTGAACCTCAGTTGCGGCTAATCTAAGAACATCTTTCAGGCTATCGTTTAGATATTCAACTTGAAGCTCTCCCAGATGATACTTTGTCGAACCAACATCTGGGAGAACATCGAAGTCTCTGAACTTTTCAATAACCAAAGAGACAGGGGGTACTACCGAGTTGTTCTCGAAGTAGTTACGAACAAATTCCCAGACGTCACCGTGTGTACGAAGAAGACCACTAATGTTTGCCTGGAGTAGTACGTGAACCTGCTTATCCTCAAGAACCGCAGAAAGTACTTTTGCTTCTGTGTTACTCATGTAGCCACAACCTTGCCAATCTGCGCCTTTCGGCACGTTCGTCGTTATCCTTTTGGGTATCTTTTTGTGCGTTTAATATTTGATCAGCATAGTTAGCGAAGTGTTTCCATGATGGATGCTGTTTCACCTCAAAATAATAATCAAGCAGATCGTAACAACCATATAGAGTGTAAGACTCTACAAGGTTGTCTGCGGCCCACTGTTCGCGGTTAATGTTGTGTAAAGGGCGGGCGTCATACCGAATTTTATGCAGTTTCGCATACCGGCTAAGCAAGGCCATTCGATCTTTGCGCTCGGCCATTAGTCGTCGCTCTTGTTTGTCTCCGCTGCAATCTTATCGGAAAGCTTCTGCTCCACAAAGCTGTAGACCCTGTCGAACGTTTCGCTAGCGTGCTCACCCTCTCGCTGAGAATCCTCAACACCGATATCGATTCTCAGTGACTGGAAGTTTCCTAGATTCATTGTGTAACCTAGACCAACCTTGACTCTTGTCTTGTCTTGCTCCATACAATAACCTCCTGGGTTATATAGATTCGTTCCAAATTGGGACGAAGTCTCCGTTTGCTTTCTTCGTATATGTAAGGATACCATCTCCTAGGCGTCGTGTCAACTCCTGTACCGTTGGAGTTTTGTCGTTTGTTATGAGTCCGTCTTTTCTTGGACGCCCCATGTGCCTTGAGGCAATAATATCACGGATCTCTCTAACCTCTACTTCTGAGTAGTAGGCCCTGACTCCCCAGGTACGAACCCCATTCTCCGTGGCCCCCATAGGTGGCGGAATAATTCCCTGGTGCATCAGCCGATACATATGTTTTGTGTGACGACTGACTAGACTTGCCGTTTCTTTTACTGTGTAGGCTCTCAGCCTCTTTCTTTTAAAATCAGAGATTAGGCAGCTTTCAATCTGATTTTTATTAATATTAAATACAGACATGATTCCGTTGGCCTGACTAAAGTGATACTTCCGAACCAGGCATCCGTTTAAGAACCAGACCCTCTTACTCCCTGGGATTACAGGGGCACTGTTATATAATTCTCTATCCATGCCGCAACCTATACAGGAATGCCGACAATTAAAAGATTAATACCTACTGAGGCAACGCCGATAGTGTTGAACCTAACGATTCCCTCGACCCTGTTGTTTGTGACTTTTGTTAAAACAACTACAATGTCTTTACCAGACTCTGTGGCTGTACCTTCGATGAGTATGGGCGTGGCCGTTACGATAGGGGCATAAGCGAAGTCGCTATAGTTGTAGCTAAAGCTACCCTCACCATCGGGGCTGGTTGAAGAGTTGTTCGAAACAGCTACGTACCCTCCAACAATCCTGGCATCTGAGGTTCTAACGTTTTGCGTCTGGGCTGCGGCGGTGTCGATTGATGTGTATCTCCCCGTTGTGGGAGATAGCTGTGTAGCTAGCTCATTGACAGCGTTGGCTATTTGATAGATGTAGGACGTATCTACTGGCTGGCCTCGTTCTGGTAGTGGTATTTTTGACATAATTAATTATACCAGGTCCGTCTCTGGACTTTCGAAGATAGTGATAAAATCTGCCCGTTCCTTTTCAATGCTTTCTATCTGTATCGCCACGGTGACGGTGCTTGTTTCATATTCCGCAAGAAACGAGTAGTTATGGTTAGTGGTTGTTCCGTGGTAAACGTAGTCATTGCTATCAGACTTAATAAATACATCGTAGCTAGGGCTCTTTTCTGAGTCACCCCAGGCCACCTGTACAATGCTTCCATTGGCAACCACAGCGCCTGACCCCAGGATTGGCTCTGGTACTGGCAATTCTCTTATTGGCGCCCAGGAAGAATATCTATTCTGGTCCTCAGATATGATTCGATATCTAGCAACATACCCATACGAACCATCAGACAACTTACCTACTGGGGGGAGGTCTTCCTTTGCAAAGATAACCTTCTGTTGTCCTCTAGGCATTAAGCCACGTCCATTCCATATCTAAATTCTACAATGTTTGAGGTGTCGGGTTCTTTTGTGATAGGCTGGCCAGTATCAGTTCGAATGACTGAATACCCCGTCATTCCGTAGAGAGGGTTTTGCGAGGTAAGGTTCTCTAGTCTAAACCCATCTAGGGAGAGGTAGAATCTGTTAGAGGGCGCTGACGCGGTTCCTGAGGCGGTGGAGGACTGGTCTGCGTCTACGAGATCAAAAGATACAGAGTAATCAGAGAGATCGACATCATCAGTAACCGATGTAACTTTTATCTCTCCATCATAAGGAGCTCCTAGTCCGTCAATCTCGACAAGATCTCCCACAGATAGTCCGTGTGATTGGTCGAGCGTTATTGTGGCAACATTGCTAACGATCTCTTCGGCAGTAATGGCGTAGGAAGCTATGATGGATGCATAAATCTTTAGATTATTAATTGTATTCCATGTGAACGCGGGGCTCTTAGCTAGATCTCCTATAGATTTTGTAGCAACATAGTATCTATTTGAGTTAAAATCGACGGCGGAAGATAGCACGTCCTCCACCTGGCCAGGGGCAATCCTTGCCTCAAATCTTGCAAAGTTCTCTGGGTCGGGGTTGTCACTAGAGGCAAATTCAATAAGAATTCTAACTTCGCTAATAGTTGTGGTCTGCTCAAAGCTTTTGTTCATGATAGAGAAGGCCAGCTGTAAACGATCTTCCGCAGAATTTTTGTTAAAATTGGGAGAAATCCCTGTAAGGTGAATATGATTGGCCCAATACTCTCCAACATCAGCCGTCTTAACCACAAGGTTTGTCCCATTGTATTCCAAAAATGACATATTTCCAGCAACCATTAAGGTTCTGTCTAGGAACCTGGGGAGCTCAAACTTAGTACTTCTGGCATCACTGTTGAAGGCTGAGTTGTCTGAGTTGGTTCTGAACGCAGGAATGGGTTCAGACAGTAGGTCTAGAGGGTTAATAACGCTTCCCTCAATCTCACCATTCAATGGTGAAACTATGGTGCTAAGTCCTGAGGCTGTGACGTCGTCGTGGTACTCCCAGTTCTCGGATTCAGAAAAGGTGTAGATCATTTTACTGTCTTGGGTTCCTGCCGCAGGATTAGATTTTGCAGAGAATACCCCCACCTCGGTAAAAAGGTATCTCTGGTCTCCTGGTAGCTCTGCCGCAAAGACAATGTTTGCCGCGCCCGCATCATCGTAAACATATCCTCTTGAGCTAATGGGGATTCTCAAAACCTCAAAGTCTAGCTTTTGCTTTTCTGAATAGTCAGCAAAGTCGTCTACTTCCTCTAGTGGTCTGGCCCCTACACCCAAAGCGATATGTGAGGCGTAGGCGGGTGCCTGGCCAATAAGGTATTTAGCTAAAATTGTTTTTCCGGTATTAGTTATCAAGATTCCTCCATATACATTGTATCACCAAACACGGCCCCTCTTTTTAGGATCTCGATATCTACCCGTTCATTTTTCTCCATATTGGTTACGTCGAGGATCAGATCTCCTCTGCCCGCGGATCGAGAGTCCTCTTCAAGAATATACATTCTTTGGCCGTCAGGACCAGTTCCTTCTTCTGGAACATGAATGGCTAAACGAATAGAGAAGTTTTTGAAGTATGTTTCAATTGTTTCAGGAAGACTAAAGATGTTTTTAGAGTTATATCTAAGTTCTATGTCTTTTAAGTTACCAACAAGGTTGTACATTACGTCTTGTCCATTTACGATATCTCTGTGGGAAATGTTTAGAATTTCCTGTCCCCCAATGTCTTCGAACAATAGGTTTGTCATTGCGTCTACGGGCAGGGCAGATTCGTTAAACTGAATAATATCTGGAGTTGCAATCTTTATTCCCGAGTTTGGCTGGTTGGTATCTGTGTGCTGGATAGCCGGAACGTCTGGAGTAGCACTAACGCCCTCTGACATTATACAACCTCACTTAGGTATGCGGACATGCTGGGGCCATCTGCCCCGCGGTCATAGTCAATATAATATACCACAAATCTAGAGTCTTCTGGGGCCACCTCATCAACGCCGTTCTCGTTCTTGTAATCAATCTGGACGATATCCCCTAGCTGTAGAATTGGCATTCCGAACACATCGATGCCTACGGACTTTCGTGGCTTCATGATCCTCTGTGTTAGCCAAAGCATTAGACTATCTGCGGAGTCTTTGTTCTGAATATAAGGAGCGTTAATTGAGAAGCCTGAACGCCCCTCTGTTAGTCTACTTAGCTTTATGTCTCGGTAGTCTTCTTTAAATTTTCCTGGGGGATGAATCACCACGTCCCCCGAAAATTGAGGATCGGACATGTCACTAACTCTCTCAAAGTATTCGTCTACTGTGAGCTCGTTATTAGACTGCTGGGTAAAGGTTACTCCTTGAATTCTTAAATAGTTTCCGCTAGTAGAGTCTAGAGTCAAAGCTGTATCTGTGGAGTTAAAGACTAAGAACTCTGCCCCATAAGATCCAGCCCTAAACCCAGACACCGTATATCCCTTGAGCCTGTTGAACGTTGGAGAAATCTTTGCAGAAAGTGCTGGATAGGCCTTGTCATATCTGACATTAAAGTAAGCGGCCTCTCTCATGATTGTTCCAAACTCTTCAAAATAAATATTGTACTTGGGAGGCTCGGAGGTTCCTATCCCAGAAAGGTATGTAGACTGAATTAGACCACTCATGGCATACTTCTGAAAGGCCTTGTTGGCATTAATCTCGTCGTCACCGAAGGCCGCTCGCGCGGGAGCTTCTAGAGAAAAGGTTGCATTCTGGCTGTAGTTTTCTGTAAGAGCGTAGATATTCTCAAACATGGATTTTGTGGATCCCCTGGAAAACAGAGCGACATTGTTATAGGCTGGTAGAGGATCTTCGTCGTCCACAATAGCTACAATGACGTTGTTTATGTAAAGATAGAACCTTCTCGTTGTCCCTCTGTCTTCATACTCCACGGCGAGGTCGTAGACCGTAGTGTTTTCGTCTGCGTTCATTCTTGATTGTCCCGCAAAGTTTCCGCTATCAACCAGGATATTTCCAATACCGCTCCAGAGTGGAACAGGAATGGCTGAGGCTGTAGGAGACGATTGAGAAGAATCTTTTTTTACCTTATAGAAGAATAGGTTGTTTACGTTCTGCTCTGACTCATAGCTTGTGATGTTTGCTGCTGTCAAGGCTGCGATCTCAAAGTAGTAACCATTATTTGTTTCTGGATTAACGAGAAGGCCTAGCCCAGCGGATCCACCCGCGATGGTCACATCTTGGTCAGACCGAGTATCTGTGGTCGTAAAGTAAGTCATGGAACCCAAGGGGGTCTGGCCGCGTATTTCGCTATTTTCAATCTTACCAACAATTCTGACCCTGGTCCCAAAATGTCTAAACCTATTCTCCAGTGGCTTGCTAATGTATGTTACAAAATCGATTGCGGGGGATGATGACGAAGCAAAGCTTCCATTCATAATAAGAGCTGAGGACTGAACCGTTGCGGGGTATGTCTGTATCCTAGGGATTTCGGTTGCGTTTTGGGTTGCGAAGAAGTTTTTTATCAGATCTGTTCTGGTAGTCTCTTTTGCTCGAACATTGCTAATCCCCGCGGCGCCTATAGAAGTTTCGGGTAGCGTCTGATTTTTTCTAAATAGATACTTGGAATCCATCGTTAGTCCACGAACATTGTCGTCTGACTGCCAGTAATCACTCACTCCCGCGCTATGGTAAACAATGTCCGTTCCAAACTTGCCTCTTCCGTGTTTTGAGACTTCTCCGTTAGCAAGCCTAAAGACTCCGTCATTCGATTCGTAGTTTGGCTCCGAATATATTCTAACCAATCCCGTTGGATAAATCTTTCCATTAAAGGGAACCTTTGAGAAATAGTTTTGATACTCTTTGACGCTACTAATCCAGACGTTGTCTCCATCAGAAGAGCCTGAAAGAAGCTCTGCCAAACTGAGTCCTGGGATATTGTACTGAACGGCATCATACTTCAAGATCTCTCCGTTGGCATAGAAGTATCCATTATACCGAGTCATCCAGTAAACGCCTTCTCCAAAATCAATAACGTTGTTTTGTATTTGATGATTTTCTACAAAGGGGATCTGTTCTGATAGATCTGAATTAATGGGTACAGCACCAAGAACATAGGCCGACTGCTCTCCAACCTCCTCGTTCACTGAACGAACGTTGTCTGTAGCAGAGACCTCCCAAAGCAGAGCAGGCTTATAAATCCAAGTCTTGTCCCTATCCAGAAGGCTCGCCTGCTTGATAGAAGAGTAGGACCTCTGAATGTATCGTGTTGAATAGGTTATGGTTCCGTCATTGAAGATCTTGTTGTCTTGTGAGGATATGCTTACAATGTTAGTTAAGTTATCTGTTGTAGGATTGTTCTTCACTACCCCAGTATCTGAGACATTCTTTGTTCCTGAAAGGATAATGTCCGTGGGACGTTCTTCTAGCGTGGGCATCATGTACCCTTTGCTCATTACGACAAAGTTGTTATACTCATCAAAGAACATGGATGATTGAGTGGACCTGGCCAAGTCATTCAAGATTTCCGCTACCGTTTTATCTGGCGCAATATAAAAGTATGGGATGACCTCTTCTGGCTCCTCGGCGTTTCTCCTAAAGACGTAGTTTGAAAATCCCGAAGAGTCGAGTAGCATAGATACTGCTTGACTCAGCGAGGCATCTTGAATCAACATCTGGGGGGCAGGACTAGACTCAAGATAAAGGAACATGTCCCTTAGAGATATCGTTGCTGATCGGTCCTTGTTATTTATGTCGGGGAATCCCTCAGAGTACATAGTCTTAATCGGAACAAAGAAGTCCAGGCCGTTTACCCCAACCACTATCTCATAAGTTTTTATTTGAATGTTTTGAGACGTGTAGTCTTTTATGATACTGTTATTGTTTTCCTTAAAGAATGCTTGGTCAAAGTCGAAAAGAGAAAGAGTCCCTGTTGAGGCAAGCAATTGTCCTACTGGCATACCGCTGACTCCAAGGTCTGAGGCAGACTTTTTCAGACTAAAGGCCGTTGTCTTTTCTGACAAGTCCACGGCCAACCTTGGAGATAGCTCAATAAGGTCAAAGGTCGAATCAAAGACATTCATTTTTTTAGCTACAACTCGAAGGCCAGAGATGTACTGAAACTCCCTATAGATGGTTCCTTCGTTGTTTATATCAACTAAAGAAGGTGGAGACGTTAGGTCTGTAACAAAGCCCACAGATCGAGTAATTTCGTCTAAAATATTCCATCCGTACTCTGCCGAGAAAGACTCGTATTCCCCATCAACAATAATATGAAGAGTACCCCGATCATTCTCCTGGGCCCTTACAAGAAAGGCTGTTCCGTTTGGCAGGCCGTCTGTTCCTGGAAGCAAGGAGGTCGAAGAGATTTCTTTTTCGTAATTAAAGATGCCGTAATATTCGTCAGGAATAGATAGCCCGTAGTATATTTCTAGGTATCCGTCTGGGCCCAGTATCGGCTCACCATTTCTCCTTAATGAAGATGCCGTAAAGCTTATTGCATCTGTCCAATTGTCATTGTGTAGGTATTGAACCTTCCACTCTGACGGTGTGGTTTGATTCTGAAATCCAAACAATGGGTCATCAAAGGTTTCTGTTGAGTTTTTAAATGGCCCTAGGTCTATGCTTCCTACGTTTGTTTGTGTCTTTACTACAATCCTATTGGCAGGAACCCTGTTTTTGTATACAACGAATGGGGCAGCATCATCAATGTAGTGCTGTCCATCTATGGTCTCGTTTGCAACCCCTCTCTCAACGCCACCCTCAGTCCTGTATGAAGACCAGTACTTGAATGGATCCTTTTTATCAGCCATGTAGTATCTGGGTCTTTGGGCCATATTGATTGTGTCGTGATGAGAATAATTACCCTCAAAATACCTGAGCTTATTAATTCCAGAGCGTGGGCGGAAGCGGCCAAAGCAATCCTCTAAAGAATAAAGAGTCTTTTCTTTTTCTTTGGTTAATGTAAAGGCTACGGGAGATTCGTCATCATCAAACCCACCATCAATAACTACATCGGCATCCGTGGCGCCGGTATAAAATAAAGATTCTTCGTCTTGGTAGCTAAATGACTCTGCAATACTGTTGTACTGAGGAGTATCTAGATCATTTGGACGGTATCGATAGTTGCCTACCCTGGAAATATTGCTGGCGATGTTCATATTCCACTCAGCAATCACCGCTGATTTAAGCCTAATTGTGGCAGAGGTCTCTAGGTGAGTCTTTAGCTCATCATTAACGAACATTAAACTTCTTCCAAGCTCAAAGATATATCCCAAAAGTCGTGGGTTGATCGACCGCGGGCAGCGACGTCATAGTTAAAGTCTTCAAACATTACCTCCAAGACTTCATTGTACTGCCCTAGTCTATTATACTGGTCTGTATCGAAGTTTGTCAACTTGTCGTAGGCCAAGAAAACCCAGAAGGAGCCTTTGTGATTTTCGTACCAGTTCAGAATGTCTACCCCTCCTGCCCCATTGTCTGCGGTGTAGGCCAAGTCATTAGCTCCAATGACTGTCTGTCCAGTTACTGAGTTAAAGTTTTGCTCAGACGAAAGGGCTCGGGACGGAAGTGTTTTCCAAGAAGTTGATATATTTAGCTTGTCTGCAATATGATAGGAGCGAAGGTTTCCATTAACGTTTCTAACCTTGTTCTCTATCCTGTTGTTCTTAAAGCCAATAGGCTCTCTGTTATGATCGGAAAGAATGATAAAATCTTCCATTTCTGTACCGTCAGGGATATAGAAGCCATTGTCTAAAATGGCTGGCTTGTCAGAGAAGACCATCGCTTGTGGCCTACCCCATTTTTGACGTCCTGACATATATGTGGCGGTTGACATTAGAGCTTGTTTCCTCGAATTCTTTGGTCTTCTACTTGCTTGATGTATGACATTACTGTGCGGCCAATCTTTTTAGGATCCGCGTCAGACCTAACATTTACCGCTAAACTATAATTATACACGGAACTGCCATCGTATGTTCCACTATTTATCTTTTCCAGATTCTTCATTCCAAAGCCAGCTACGGCGGGGCGCCTGACTACGAACTCTCCAGGGGTTAGCATAGCGGGAATAATATCTGATCCTCGTCCAAGGCCTCCAGCCGCATAGCCTTTAACCCTACCGCCCATATTCATCTGAACTGGTGTAGAGCTGTACCCACCAACAAAACCACCAACAGCCATTCGTTTAGGAATAATCATTCCACCGTTTGCTTTATTTACCCTGGCGGCTGGATCAATCACGCCTCTATTTTCATTGTAATAGGTTGTCCAGTGCTGACCTTTTGCGGCGGCGGCTTCCTTGATTGTGCCGCCAGTGCCTGGGTCATACCAGTCTCCCTTAGTGACGTTAGCTGCCTTAGCTCCACCGCCGCCAGAAGGTCTGGGAGCCACAATTGGCTCTGGCTTTTCCGAAGGGTAGGCAAGCATAAGCTTCTCAACAACATCAAGTGCCTGTTGCATAGTCTCTTTAAACTTCCATCCAGAGATTTCGGCTATGTCAATACCGTTCTTTATTCCATCCCACTCTTTTCTAGTCTTTCCTAGGACAAGCAAAGCTTCTACCTCTGCGTCCCTTAGGGACTGAGCTAGTCTAATTCTTTCTTCTGCTGGCTCAGAAGAGATCTCTTCAATATTAAAGATGTTTCTTTCTAGAAGCTTGATTCTATCTTCTAATTCTTCTCTTCCAAGGCCGCTGACTGAAGTGATCCCCTCGATTTCTGCCTTCTGGGCTTTCTCCAGCATTTCTCTTTGAGACTTAGAGGCATTCTCTACCTGTTGCGCTCTTAGTTCCTGTACCGCACGAGCTGCACCCGCAATGTCTCCTCTAGAAAGAGCGTCCGCAATATCAAGCTGTGACTTCTGCTCCTGAGTAATTCTTTGATTAATGTCAGCAATATCTTCTAGGGCCTCAAACCTCTTGTCGTAGGCCTCGTTAATATCCTCTTCCTGCCAAGATATTCTCTCTAACTCCGCGTTGTAATCGTCTAGCTCATACTGAATAGCTAAAATTTCATTCTTAGCATCTTTTAGGGTGTCCTCATCGGCTGAGACACTAGCGTTAAACTTAAGGTCAATCTCTTGCTCTTGCCTAGAGAAGGCATCCATAGCCGTATTAAATCCCTCGTCAAAAACGCTTCTTGTTCCGTCAGTTGTTTGGAGCTTAACCTTTAGGTTAATCGAGGCCTGGCGCTCTATGTCATTCAATGCCTGCTGAAAAGCTCGGGCATCAATGGATGGGTTCAGGAGTAGAGTCTGTAAGTCGCTGTCTCCCATGATGGCATCTATTTGTGCGTCGGAATACTTTCCAATATTTTTAGACAGCTTGGAGATAACGGCGGACTGAGTTTTAAACTCATCATTTGATTTTCTTACCGCTTCGGAAGCCGAAGAATTTTTGGCCTCTTGGTCATTCTTTCTTGTCATTTCTGATAGCTTTTCGGAAAGAGCAATTAGCTCCTTGACTTCCTCGGTGCCTGTGGCTTGGGCAATTGCTGTAGCTAGAGCTTGGTCCTGAACCATCTTGTAGGCATCGACATATGTTGACCCAGCGGCAATCAATTTATTCATTGCCGTAGTTTGGTCCTTCATTCCCGAGATAGATTCTTGGGTTGAGCTTGCAAAATCTCCCATGGCGATAGCATTAAAGGCTGCCCCCATGTTTTTAAGGGCGGCAGTTGTTTCTGTAATGTTTCCGTCAGCATCGAATATAAAGAGCTCCGATTTGCGCTCGGCGTATTCGTCGGGGTCCATTCCAACAATCATTTCTATTAGACTGCTTCCAATCCCAAGCTTTCTTATTTGATTAGATAGACCATCAAAGACCTTGATTCCTTTAGAACCTCCCTCGAAGACGGACTGCAAGACTTCTTGCATCCCAGCCCAGCCCTTCTTCATATCTAGGGTTGCAATACGGACGTCTCTCAGTTTTTTAAGAAGACTGTCTAGTTGGGGCTCTGAACCTCCGCTGCCGGTATTTCCTGGTGGCGTACCGTCTTCCTCGCTTGCAACGGGGGCTCCGCGAGTTCCCCTGTCCCCTAGGTCTGCAATCATTTGTGGAGCCAAGGCGATAGCATCATCATCACTTATGTTGACTGCCCAACCTTTAGATGCCGCCCAGGCCCTTACCGAGTTTGTAAACTCTGGACTTCCTACAGCGGTCATTAGCGTATTTACAATCATGGTGTAGCGTAGCTGTTGGTCTGGAGCCAGGCTGTCAAAA